GATTGTGCCGGTGCCATAGAACGAAAGCATGTAGGGGTTCGCCGTGACAGTCACCGACTGCGTGCCAAGCGTTGCGCTGTTCAGCAGAATGTTGGCGCGCGGTCCCTCGATCAGCAAACCCTTGAGCACATGCGTCACCGGGTCGTAATCCCATCGCGGGGTGTTCGCTACGCCAGTGAACTGCATCGCGCCGGTGACATCGAAGTATGAAGCCGTGCCACTCGCCCGTGTGAACGTGACGCCAGGCGGCAACGTACCAGGCGTCATGAACGACAGATCGAGCGTAGCACCTGGCACGCCGCGCTTGCTAATCAACAACCATGGTTGTTGAACAATCGCGTTCACGCCATCAGCCCCACAGCAGATTGAGCGACACGATAGCGTCCGACGTGCTGCCGAGCGTGACAGCCGCGCGGGCGATCAGCACGCCATAGAGCGAGGTGCCAGTCGCCAGGGCGCATGGCATGACGGCGGCCGTTGCCTGCACCACTGATGGCGCCGCGGCACCCAGCAGTGCGGTATCGGTCAAGTGCAGGACGCCAACGACTTTCGCCAGATCGGCTGCAGCGATTGCCACCACCACGCGATCGGTAATGGTCCCGCCAGCGGGTGCGGCGCTGAACAGCACAAGATCCAGAGCAGGCGTCACGCCCGAGGCGAAGGTCACACTGGCGCCCTGGACGATAGATGATCCGGACGATGCCTGTGTGGCGTTCTGGAACACCAGCAGGCCGCCGATCGAGGCGCCTGCTGCGTAGGCTGCCGCCTGCACTGTCGGCGTAACCTGGCTCTGGGGATATGTTGGCACTGGCTAAGCTCCCCTGCGCGGTGGCGTTGGCGGTGGTGGATGCATGATGGCGTGGGTCTCGGCGGCTTTCTTGACGCTGGCCATGTGAATATCCCTGGCACGCGCGGCCTCAGAGGCTGCCTTGAGCCGCTCGGTGTTGGTCTGGGCCATGACATGCTGAATGCCGGCAATGGCCTGCGCGTGCTCCACAGCCGGGTCCAGGCCCTGTTCCGGCGCCTGCGGCTGTGCCTGCTGCGCGTTGTCATCCACGTTTGGCTGACCGTAGGGCGGTGCGCTGAAGTCCGCGTGCATGGTGTGGACGTTGTGCAGGGCGTTGGTGCGACGCTCCTGAGCGAGTGCTGTGTCGGCCGCCGCTTTGGCCTGCACGCCCTGGATGGTGGCTGCTGCATGCTGCTGCGCTATCTGTCCGGCCTGCTGCTGCTGCTGCGCCTGTGCCTGCTGGTGCGCCTTCATCATCTCCAATAACTTGTCCTTATTGCGCAGGCTGGATGCAGCAATTAGCACCTCGCCCGGGATCAGGCCCGGCTGGATGGAGGCGAGTTGCACCAACGCCTGGAAGTCCTCGGCCATCAAAGTTGGAACGGCTTGCCCTTCCTCGATCGTGATATCGACATCGAGGTCGCTGATATCGTTCTCCACCCGGATGACCTGCTGCAGCCGCGGATCGTTGGGTTGCAGCTGCATCTGCTGCATTGCCATGGCGCGTTGCTGCTCTGGCATCTCCGCCAGTTCATCCTGCAGCGTGACCTGGCGGTTGATCCCGACCCACCGGATGCTGCCGAGATCGTCCGTCACACGCACCCACTTGCCCGCCGACCAGTATTGCCGCGCGCCCTGCCACACCATCTCGTAGACGTTGCGGCTCCAGAACCGCAGGCTGTCGGCCAACGGCTCGTTCTGCGCCACGCCGCCGGCCTGATTGGCGAGGATTGCGCGCCCGCTCAACTCCTTGGTGTCGTTGCCCATCATCGAGGCGTTCGGCCCCGATGCCTGCATCTCCATGGTGGCGTGTTCGAGCAGCTTCATCTGCCCGGCCGCCAGGTCAGCCGTCTGGGCGATCTCAAATCGCATGCCGGGGGTCACGCTGACGAACCCATCCGGCTTGGCGACTTCCCTCCGCGCCTTGTCCTCGTCCTCGACCGCGCCGGTTTCGCTGATCACCAGGCGGGTGGAGAGGAGGTGCAGTGCCTTGCTGCGGCGTTTGTTGATTTCGTCCTGCGGGCTGATCATGTCGCGCACGATGCCGAAGCGCTTGTTCTCACGATCGACGTAGGCCGATTGCATGATCAACCGGCACGCAGCCTTGCCCTTGCGATCCCGCAGCGGTGAGCGTTGCGGCGGCACCAGTATACCTGCGCGTGTATACGTGACCTCCCACCATTCGCCGCGCTCGACCCAATGGCATTGCGCGACACGGCATCGCTGCCTTGTGCTGTCCTGCCACGATACGGACCCCGGCCGATCGTCATACGTGGTGCCGGAATGCGAGGCGAACGAGTCCTGACAGACATCCTCGGCGTCGGGATACATCTCCTCGAGCTGGTCGCGGTCAAGCCAGAGGACGAGGCCCTTGTATCGAGCGTCGCTGAAGTCCGGCATGCGGCTGTGCGGATCCCGCCAGAGCCGGTCCCACGCCACCCAGCGCGGGATGATATCGGCGCCGCCCTGTCCGTCGTCCTCGATATCGACGATGCACCCGCCGAACCCCTCGACCAGCATGTTCTCGTAGACAGCGCTGCGGATGATGGGAAAGTCACAGTCGTCGGTGACGTATCTCAAGACCTGCGTTGCGGCGTCGGCGCGGTTCTCCTCGGTCGGAGTGCGCGGGAATGCCTTTGGGTCGGTGCGCGCTTTTCTCTCTAATCCACAAAGTAAATCTATTTTGCGGCTGACGTGGTTGATCGTGGTGACCGGCTGGTGACGCTCGCGCAGGGCGTCGACCTCAGCCTTGGTCCATTGCACGCCACTCTTGTAGTCGCGCGCCTGCTCGGACTGTTCGCGTTCGTCCCAGGTGGCGCGTTCGGCCTCCTCGAACCACCTCACGCAGCGGCTATGCAGCTCGTCGAGGTCGCGCGGATACTGCTCACCATCACCACCGCCGACCCCACCGTCTTCCGGGTCGGCTGACGTGGTCGAGGCGCCGCGTTTAGGGGTTGCGCTATAGGACAATGGTGGTCCTTGGGAGGATGTGATGGAGGACGCAGAGCGGGAATACATCGAGGCAAAGGCGGCTTACGATGCGGCGCTGGCGAGACTGGTCGCAGCTAGGAAAGCGCGACCGAAGCACCCAACGAAAGCTGAACTACGCACGATGGCGTATCTCGATGGTAACCGCAACTACAAGGCGCTAGCTGAGGAGTTCTGCCGTTCGCGCACTTGGGTCGGCAACGTCATCAGCGACCGCAAATATTTCGGGCGTTTCGGGCCAGAGACAGCGCACGAACATGAGATGCGCATGTGGTTGACGAACGAGACGATGCGACTGCAGGCGGCACGGGATGCGATGGTCGAAGAGGGGCTGCGCATGGCGATGGAGCCTGGACGCAGCTCGGCGTGGCACATGGCACACAAGGCGTTCGAGGAAGGGCGGCTACGGGCTGCCGCCGAAGAGTGTTGAGCGGTTCATTACATCGTCCCCTCCGCGCCACCGCCGCCGCCTTCGCTGCCGCGGTCGTAGCTCTGCCAGTAATCCAGCCGGTCCTGCGCGGCCTTGGCCTGCGCCGCCTGCTGCTGGGTCTGGGCGGCCTGCTGCTGCTGCCACATGGCCTGCAGGGCCACGAGTTGCTGCGGGGTGAATGCCGGCTGTGTGGCCTGTCCTGGCGCCCCTGGAGGCGCCGCGGCCGCGGCTGGCGTCATGGCGGCCGCCCCTGGCAACGTGGGGGGCGCGAGCGTGTTGGTCGCAGGCGGGGTGGTGATGCCGGGGATCGGCGTCATCAGCGCGTTGAGGCCGGTGAGGCTACCGCTCATCGGCATGCATCTCGCTCGGCAGCGGCGGCAGCGTGCGCGCGCCGGGTCGCAGCGGCTGTGGGCGTGGCTGACGAGGCGGTGCCTCAGATCCGGATACTTTCCGGTTATCCGCCAGGCCAGGCTGCGGCCTCTGGGGCGGCAACCGCAGCGTCTGCGTCTGCTTGGTGACGCTGTATTTGGACCGCCCCATGAGGCGCCCGATCAGGACCGGACCGAGTCCGTTGGCCCACATCTGGCGCAGAAGGGTGCGCTCCTCATCGGTCCAGGGAACGGATACAACGTGCTTCATGGCGGCTGGCATGGCCCTCCATGCAGAGAGGATGTGATGTTGAGGACGGAAACAGCGATGCAGATCAGCCTACTGGCAGCGCCAATCTTCGCCGCTTTGATATATCGCGGGAGTGTGGCCGATCTGGAAAACCCCGAATGGCAGAAATCCGCCCGTGCTGCGGCGATTAGGCAGGCCAAGCTACTGTGGATAGACACCTGCGACGGCACAACAAAGGTTGAGGAGTAGGGACGGACAATGACCGACAATACGACCGCCTGGGCCAATGGCAGGGAACATTGCAACTGGTGTGCGGACCTCCGGAGTGTCCAGCAGGAGCGCGGTTATGGTGAATGGAGAGCAGAGCCGTGCCCGGTGTGCGTCACCGGGGAGATGGTGCAGATCGATGCAACGTCATGGGTGCGTGAGGGGCAGGTCGATGAGTAGGGAGGTCCGACATGAGCGATGAGACGACACGGGACAAGCACTTAGCTTGGTGCAAACGCCGGGCACTGGAATACGTCGATGCTGGCGACCTCACAAATGCCGTGGCTTCGATGGGCAGCGACCTATCCAAGCACCCTGAGACACGCGCCAACGACATCCTGATGATGCTGGGCATGCGGCATGTCATGGATGGCGATGGGCCTGCCGTGCGCCGCTGGGTCGAGGGGTTCCGATAGGACCGTGATCGGAAATGGGCGTTTTGAAGAGTGAGGCGATGGAACTGAGCGAGGACGAGGCGGCGCTGCGCGTGGCACAAGCCGCAGAGCGCTTCTGCCCTGGTGATCGAAAGGCGCAAGTGCACAATGTTGCCTACGCGGCCGGATGGTTCGGTGTCGGCGTGACGCTGAAGGCGCTGGCCATCATTACCCGGCGCCAACGCCGTGAGGGGCAGGAGGCGGCTACTGCTTCGTCAGACACGCATGCAGCAGCTGGTTGAGCACGTCGGCAGTGTGCCGCGCCCGCGCATCCACAAACCAGAATAGGAAGCCCAGCGCCAGGCCGTTCACAATGATAAGAGCTAGGAACTGGGGGCCGAGCGTGTGCGCAGCCTGGCCGCCAAGCTTGATCGCCGCCTGGACGACCGTGGTGTGGCCGTTGCCGTTGGGCGGCGCCTCAGCCACCTAGACCTAGGCTCGCCGCGGCCGCACCAACCCTAGCCCCAGCAGCCCCACGCCGAGCATGGCCAGCGTCGCCGGCTCAGGCACCGCATTGGCCGACACGTTACCCGTGAAGCTCGCGTCGAACGCCCCGATGGTCGCCCCGTCGATCGCTAGGGGTGTGGACAGGTTCACGAACGTCAGGTTGAACGAGCTCGGCGGGATGAGTTCGCCTGCCGGGATGACGTTGGAGCTCAGCACCAACTGTTCAGGCGGGTTGCTCACCTGCACCGTCAGCCCGGGACCGCCGCCCGCACCGAACGCAGCATCGGTGAACGTGCCACTCAGAAAGTTCCCGCCGCATCCCGCCACCGAGGACACGCAAAAGCTGCCGCTGTAGTGCTGGATGATCTCGCCGCTGACGAGCGTAGCAGCGTCAATCGACGTAGCGGTGAGTTCAAACGACGCCCCCGCGACATTGAACAGCCCACCGCCCAGCGTGACCAGGGTGCCGGCCGCAACGCTGATCGTGGTCGTGGTGCCGTTGTCAGCGGCCGCGACGGTGTTGGCCAGACTCTCCTGCGAAAACCCAGTCAGCAGCGTCGCATAGGCCGGCGCGTGGAAGAAGCAGGCGCCCGCGATGATCGCTGTGGTCGCGAGTAAGCGTTTCATGTGAAGTCCCCTGGTGTTATTATGCTTGTGTTCCCCGCGCGTGCGGGGATGGCCCGAAACACGCACTACTCGGCGCCGCGATCATCGCGGGTTCCCTGCGTCAGCGGGGCTTGTTACTTCGGCTGCGCGTGCGGCGGCAGCGGGTGCCCAACCTCAAGGCTCGGGTCAATCGCAATATACCGCCAGCCGACGCCTGGGATGCCCGCCACGACCCAGTAGGTCTGGCTCGGCAGGGTGTTGTCTATCTGGCCACCCTGACCGCCTGGGAGGCTGTGATCAGGCCGCGCAGGACGCCCAGGTGACGGCCATATTGTTCCCGGCTGAACTGGCAGCGTGTTGTCTGGCCCGATCGGCACGATAGGCCGCGAGAACGATGGCGGCGGCCAGATGCCAACGGGCGGCTCGGGCAACGTATTGTCGGGGCCAATCGGCGGCGTCCCAGGCGGCAGCGAATTGTCAATGCCAGGTGGTGATCCAGGCAACGTGTTGTCGGGGTAATTCGTCCCGACGCTATCAAGCGTCAGTGCCCCGCTGGTCACGCGAAATGTCGGCATTAGATGTCTCCATGTGTAGATGTGTAGGCGTCGTTGCGTCGCGGTTCCCTCACGTTCAAGGGCGGGGCGTAACGGTCGGCAGCGGCGTACCAGCCGGCATGGAACGCTCGCTCGATCGCCGCCTCATGCAATGCGGTCGGCTTGACGCGCAGGCTCTGCCGGTAGGCGCGCCACGCGGCAACGATCAAAGCGGGTCCGTAATCGTTCACTGCCTGCTACTCGCTATGCCACCGTGTCGTCACGCGACACTCAGGTGACAGCGGGCAATGAGGCACACGAGGCTCACTGCCATAATGCCCAGCAGCAGCCAGTCCTCCACGTCCTGCGGCAGCCAGCGTCGCCATGGCATCACCAGATCCGCCCCCCACCGAATAGGATCAGCAGAACCAGCAGCACCACGATGAGGCCGATCCCGCCATAACCACCATACCCGTAATACCCACCACGGTAGCCGTAATACCCGCCGCCGAGGCCACCGAAGAGCAGCAATAGGACCAGGATGATGAGGATCAGGCTCATCGCGCCCTCGGCATTCCGATGCCGGCGCAGGTCAGCAGATCGTAACAAAACCAGATCAGAAAGATGATCACAATCGCCGCTACCACAATCCGGATCACCTGCATCGCCAACCCACCAGCCCAGCCAAGCCAGCCGAGCACGATGGGTAGCAGCAGCATGAGTATGGCAACGACGGCGCAGACGACGACCAGCCACACCAGCGTCTGCACGAGCCACAGGAGCGAGAAGCACATCAGCGGCGTTCCATAACCGTATGGTATGTCCGGTGCAGCGCGACGAGCGTAAGCGGCAGGTGTTGCTCAAGTCGCGGCCCGTATGGTCTCTGCCTTATCTTGGGCTTACCCGGTCGCCTCGCCAATCTGGCGATTGGTCTAGACCTTCGCGCTGCGGGTGTTCCGTCTGATAATCTGGGTTTGCGGACGTAAGCGCTGCCTCAGTCGTCATACCGCACCAGATTGTCGATGATCTTCAGGCAATCGCCCTGCGTGTCCCACTTGGCCCGAGCGGCAGCGGCATCCATCGCGTCGCGGAACCACGGCGTGACCCACGACGCGCGCTCCAGGATCTCGGCCTCGCTCATCTCGCCGGCGGTTGAGCGCACGAACGCCTCAGCCCATTTGGCCGGATCGGTGCCGACCTTGCGGCGGAAGGCCGCGTCACTCGTCATGCCGCGGCACCAGGCGGGCGGTGACGCGCCCCACCTCCTCGGCCACACGCACCTCAGCGTAATCGCTGAACCAGCGGGCAACGAGCGCGATGCGCTCTTCCTTCGACGCCGTGTAAGCATTGGCAGTTGCCTCGAGCATCGCCTCGGCCCACTTCTGCGCGTCGGTGCCGACGTGGCGCTGGAACTCGGCGCCGCTCAGCGTGGCGGTGTCTGGCTTGTCGTCGCTCATGCGTCCCTCACCGGCAGCAGGTATCGCAGCGACTGCTGGGCGCTCTGCACATCGCCACCGGCTGCGTCCAGAACACCGGCCAGTGACGAGCCGCGCGCCGTGCGTGGGTAGTCGGCACAGAACCTGCGCCACGCCTCGGGCATCTCATCGAACGCCGCCATCGACGCCCTGGCTCGTATGACCTGTGCCCAGTCGGCCTTGGTCAGCCGCACGCGGAGCGGCTTTGCGGGCACGATCGAGCGACGGCGACGGCTACGCAACACGCCTAGACCAGAAGTCCGACCCGACGAGCAAAGACAATGGCATCGGCAGCGCCCTTACTCTGGTTGCACCATCCGCACGTAAGCTGGAGATTGTCGCGCGTAAAAGCAGCCCCGAGCCTCGCTTATTCTACTACACTACGCGCCAGCTTTCCACTGTGCTCTGCGATGCGCGGGCGAACGCTCTGTCCCAATGGTCTGTGGGCGGTGGTGGTGGCTTCTCCGGCTGCATCTGGCGCCAGGCGAGCCCGAGATAGCGGAACGCGTCTGCCCCGTGCGAGGCCCAGTCGTGCCGCGGCCGATCGGTGAACGCCTTGCGCTTGTCGTCGTAGTCGGCGCGATAGGCACGCAGCGCCTCGAGGCCGTCATGACACTTGTATGCATCGAACCAGCAGGAGGCGATGCTGATGCGCGCGGCGTTGATGCCGTCCATGAGGTTCTGCTGTGCGAGCACGCGCGGGATGCGGTTGGTGAGGCTGTGCAACGTCTCCCAGAGCGAGCGGCCGGTGCCGAGCTGTCGGGCTTGGGCGTCGTGCGGCAGGTAGTCGGTGCCGTAGTTGTAGCCGCGCGAGGTGAGCACTGCGGCGTAGTGTGGCAGGCCGTAGCCGGATGCTTCGTAGTAGTCGATCACACGCACCTCGGCGCGGCTGACCTGGAAGAACCAGATGGCGGTGCTGTCTCCGACGCCGAGATCCCAGGCGGTGTGAACGGGCAGCAGCGGATCGTACGGCACGTCACCGATGCGGCCGGCGTTCTGCGCCTCGTCCAGCTCTTTGGCGAAGTAGGCGCCGAGCACTGCTGCATCGAATGAACACTCCATTTCGGCGGCGAACTGCTCAGGCGTCAACATGCCGCGGATGTCGTCTAGCTCACTGTCGGGTAGTAGATGCGTCTCGCTCGCCTTCAGAACCAGGGAGAACCAATCAGGATTTGATTGGGCATGTTCGTGCAGCCTGTAGAAGTCATTTCTTCCCTTTGGTGTGCCAATGAACACCGCTGAACCACCACGATCCGCTAATGAAGGACGCAACACCTCTGGCCACGCTCTAGGGTCAATATCGGCATACTCGTCAACCACAAGGGCGTCGCTATACGATCCACGAAGCCGCTCGAAGTTGTCCGCCCCGAACAACCTGACTTGTGCGCCGTTTGGCAGGATTACCATGAGGTCGCTTTCGCGCTGCTCAATCCCCGGGATGCCCGCTGTGAAGCGCTTCAGGTACATCCAGATGGTGGCCTTCGTCTGCGTGTATGTCGGGCCAACATAAGAGAACCTGCCGTCTGTCTTCTTGCACCTCATCGCGCCGTCGATGAGATCCATGATGCACGCTACGCTTTTCCCCGCTCTTCGGTGCGCCACGATACAAGCCCAGCGCTGCTTGCGTCGGTGGAACGCGACGAACTGAGGCCGCGGCCGGTATCCCAGGTCGATGCGTTGCTTTGGCATCCGTTGTCCGCCGCATATAGGCCGCAATGGCCTCAAAGACTTCGGGTTGGTCGCAGTTTGATTTGAGACGGTTGGCCAGCCAACTGATGACCGCAACATTCCCCTTCACGTAGCCTTTGGCTGGGATGATCCGATCGACAGATGGTGAATTGTTCTGCCGCGCGCCTTTTGGTCGTTCTAACTTTATGCCGAGAACCTGGCAGAACTCGGGAACGGGTAGGTCTTCCCTGGTGATGTTGAATGGTATTCCTCGCCGACGAGCGCGTGAGCTGCATTCAACAGCCAACGAGTGAGACCAGTCAGCTTCGCGCCGCTCTTTCCGGCGCACCAGGTTTTCAGGGCGCTGCCACAGGCGCTTAACGCAAGCCTTGCACCAGTTAGCTCGTCCAGCGCGGTGGTACTTGTTGCGGGAGAAAGTAGAGGCCGGCTTGTCGGTCGTGCATCCCGAACACCAGAGCAGAATTTCGTTACTGTCCATGCACTTATTTTACGCCAACGAGGCGCAGAATAGAAGCTAATCGTCCCGGGGAACGCCGGTTTCCACGTCGTCGTCTTCGTCGCGCGGTACGCCGGTGATGACGAACACCGGGCCGCCGCCTTCGCCGGTGATTTGCATGGGCAGGACTTTGCCGATGAGGGTGAGGAACGCGGCTGGCGTGTCTTTGGCGCGCAGTGCGAGGTAATCGCGGCCGCCAACGTCGGACAGCGCCCCGAGGATCATCTCCTTGAGGTCGGCGTTGATCTTGTTGGGGACGCCTGGCTTGCGTCCTGAGCCTTCACGCTTTCCGCCAAGCACTGAAATGACCCTCTACTATTTCACTCGCACGCGACAATTCCCATCCACACACGTAGATAGTTGTTGACACAAATCCACTCATGTGGTTATATATGGTCATCGAAACCGGAGACAGACGATGACCTACCGCATTACGAACCAAGTGCTTGGCACTGTGATTATCGTGGACGAGTTGCCGAAAGGTGTGCGTGTTGGCGTGACTGACATTGGTCCGTCGTGGAACAACACCCCGCCTCCGAAGCTGATCGTGGAGCGGATCGCGGCAGACGAGGTGCAATCGTGAGCGAGGCGACGACGAACGTGCGGATCACGATTTACGTTCCGGCGCAGCTTGACGAGCGGATACGGCGAGCTGCTGAGCGGGCTGGGCAGTCGCTGTCGGTGTGGATGCTGCGGGCGGCACGGGCGGCGTTGCGTGAGCAGGAGGGCGGCTAGCCTCATTCCCGCGCCACGAGGCTGTTCACATCGACCGAGACCTGTCTCAGTTCGCCGAACATCACGATGGCGACCTTGGCGATTTGGCGTTCCACCTCGAGGACGACTGCTGGTAGCCCTTGGAACGGCCCGTCGCGGGGCTGGCAGGGGGCGCCAGGCGCCCACGAGGCTCCGGGTGGTGCGATGGAGCGGCGAAGTGCCTCACCGGCCTGTAGCGCGCTCCAGACGGCGTCTGGCAGTAGATACGGCTTTTCCCCGCTCATCAGCAGGCTGCGGA